AACGACCTTTATAAGGATCAGCACCCAAGTATGCCAATCAATAATGAGAGGCAAACTCGTGTAACTTTTGGTGGTACCAACAAAAAATAATTTTTTTGTAATATCAACAAAGTAAAATAAACTTAAACAAGGAAAAACTTATGGCTAACGCAGACGCACCTTTCGGTTTATTGCCGATTGGAAAAGTTGGACAAAATAGAGATGCTCAAGGTTTAAGTGAATATAGTATTGCGGCAAGTGCTTCAGCAATTTTCCAAAACGATCCAGTTCAAGCTTTGAACACAGGAACGATTGGAGTTGTAAGTACAACTAACGTAACAGTACTAGGTTCGCTAAACGGAGTTTTCTTTACAGATGCTTCAACTAAAAAACCAACATTTGCTAACAATCTGAAAGCTAGTAATACAGCTACAGATATAGTTGGCTTTGTTAGTGACGACCCTTACGAGAGATATGAAATACAGGCCACTGGTACAATAGCAATTGCTGACATTTTTTTAAATGGAAGCATTTCGTACACAGCAGGATCTACAGTAAATGGAATTTCTAAAGCAGAAATTGACTCAACTGTATTTACTACTAACACTGGTCAGTTACGTATCGTTGGAGTTTCAAAAGGCTTCAACAATGAATTATTAAACGTTACAACTTACTCTACTAACGTAGTAGTAACTGCTATCATTAATAATCATTTCTATAAACAATTAACAGGAATATAGGAGTATAAATTATGGCTATTTCTAGAGGACAATTAGTTAAAGAACTAGAACCAGGATTGAATGCACTATTCGGCCTGGAATATAAAAGATATGAGAATCAGCATCTTGAAATTTTTGATGTAGAGACTTCAGACAGAGCTTTCGAAGAGGAAGTAATGTTATCTGGATTCGCTAACGCGGAAATCAAGCCGGAAGGATCTGCAGTTGTATTTGACAACGCGCAAGAGACTTTCACAGCTAGATACACTCACAACACTATAGCACTTGCTTTCGCAATCACTGAAGAAGCGATTGAGGACAATTTGTATGATAGACTTGCGTCTAGATATACAAAAGCATTAGCAAGATCTATGGCAAATACTAAGCAGGTGTTTGGAGCAAACGTATTAAACAATGCGTTTAGTTCTTCATTTGTTGGTGGTGACGGCGTTTCTTTAGTTAACGCTTCGCATCCAATTATTGCTGGAACATTCAGCAATACCCTTGCTACACAAGCTGACTTAAACGAAACTTCATTAGAACAATCATTGATTGATATCAATGCATTTACTGATGAGCGTGGTTTAAAAATTGCAGCTCAAGGTGTTAAATTAATCATTCCAAAGGAATTACAATTCACAGCGGAAAGATTAATGAAATCTGCAGGTAGAACAGGCACTGCTGATAATGATATCAACGCAGTTAAATCTATGGGAATGGTTCCACAAGGTTACGTGGTTAACAATTTCTTAACTGATACTGATGCGTTTTTCATTAAAACAGACGTTCCAAACGGTTTAAAGATGTTCGTAAGAGCACCTATTAAAACTGCTATGGAAGGTGATTTTGACACTGGTAACGTTAGATACAAAGCTAGAGAGAGATATTCATTTGGATTCTCTGACCCTAGAGGTATCTTCGGTTCGCAAGGTGCTTAATATATAAGCATTTTTTATTTAATGGGGTGGGTATATCTCACCCCATTAATCTGATAGAAAGAATGAATTATGACAAAATTGTTTCAAGTAAAAATCAGAGCGTATGGTCACAAAGCTGATTTTGATATTGAAGCTGAAGATAGTGCAGAAAGTATAGAACAAGCTATCCTTGACAAAATAGGAAAAAAAGATATATTATTTAAAGACAGTGATAGGATGTGTTCAATATCCTCTTGCTGGATAACCTATGAGGAGGTTGTAGATGATAGATCACGTTCACACTCTTTACACAAAGAAGAGAGCCTTAGAACTTGATTGGGAGCAACACTACGTTCAAGAGGGAATATATACTCTTGATATGGTTAGGATCGACGAAAAAATTCGTGAGATCATTAACCAAATTAAAATGTCTGAAGCTGAAATAGCACATAGACAAATTAAGGTAGAAATGGCCGCTCCTGAGTTTTCTGTAGCTAGCTAAAACTAGCTATTTATATCCGAAAAGTAGATTTTCGATGCAGGTATTTCTTGCGCTATTCAATAAATTAAGTTATATTTTACTCACTATACATTAACTTCTGATCTAGACGCGTATAGTCGACGGCCTAGAGACTAGATTGGAATAACTAGGAGAACATAACTATGGCAAATACAACTTTTTCAGGTCCAGTAATATCCAAAAATGGATTTATCAGTACAGGACCAGGAAACATTAAAACATTAAACACAAGCACAGCGCTAACTGTTGCGGATCATGCAGGAAGAATTGTAATTAACAATTCTGCAGGTGCATTAACTTTTACATTACCGGCGCTTAACGCTACAGCTAACGCTGAAGTTGCAGGTCCTACAGACTACAACAATTTAAATAACCTTGGTGCATCTTTTGAAATTTTTGCATCTATTACAAAAACAGGAAATTTAATTGTACAAGTAGCTAACGCAAATGATGTTATGATTGGAGGTGCAAAATTTATTGATGACACTTCTGATAACATGGTAGGTTTTGAAACAGTAGCAGCATCTGACACTATTACTTTAAATGGTAGTACTACAGGTGGTGTAACTTATTCTAAAATAACTTGCACAGCTATTAGTTCTACTCAATGGAAAGTTGATGTTGATACTGGATGTACAGGTACACCAGCTACTCCATTTAGTGCTGCGGTATAATAATTAATTTTTAAGGAGCTCGAAAGNGCTCCTTAATATAAGGAGAAAAAATATGAAATCAGATGTAAAACCAGTCGTAATAGCTAGTAACGTTAGCACTGTTGTTTTATTTACTGGNCCAACAAGACTCAGAGGTTTTTTAGCTCAGTCAACTGGAAGTTCAGGAACTGCAGTTATTAATGGTTTAGCAAATACTACAACTGTTAGCACTTCTACTAATACACAAGTGTATATTCCAATTTCTGTTGGAGCAGGTTCAAGTGAAACTTTAAATTTACCAGAAGATGGTGTTCTATATGCAGGACGAAATGGAACAGGAACAGTTGATGGTATCGGAATAGCTTCTAACACTAGTGCTTTAACGATTACGTTATTTATAGATAAGTAGGAGTCTAATATGGCTTCATCAGGAACTACAGTTTTTGAAAAAACTTTTTTTATTGACGATATTATAGAAGAGTCATTTGAAAGACTTGGTCTTATTAATAATACCGGTAATCAGATGAAAGCAGCTCGTCGCTCGCTGAACATTATGTTTCAAGAGTGGAGCAACAGGGGTTTACATTATTGGGAAGTTGCACAAAACTCTATTTCAATGGTAGAGGGACAATCTGTTTATACAATTTATAGATCTTCAGGAGATGGTACTTCAGATGCAACTTTTAGTTTATTAAATGGTGCACTTACTATTAATGCTACAACAATTACATTAGATTCAGTTACTCAATTTCCAACATCTGGAACATTATTAATAGATTCAGAACAAATTACTTATACAGGCACCAATACATCTAATAGTACAATAACAGGTTGTACACGAGGTGCTAATAGCACAACCGCTGCAACTCACACTGATAATACACAAGTATTTGATAATGATTCTATTACCTTTGGTGCTGACGATATTCTAGAATCGAGCTACAGGCAAACAAATCAAAGTCCTGTTGTAGATTTTCCACTTACAAAAATTAGTAGATCTGGCTACAGCGCTTTATCTTCTAAATTTTCACAAGGAACTCCGACTCAATATTATGTACAAAGACTTATAGATAGAATTACAATCACTTTATATTTAACACCAGGTTCTAGTGAAGTTAATAATGTAATGTTTTATTACTATGCAAAAAGAATTCAAGATGTTGGAGCTTATACAAATATAACAGATGTTCCATACCGATTTGTTCCGTGCATGTGCGCGGGACTATCTTATTATTTAGCACTTAAGTTTGCTCCACAAAGAACACAAGAAATGAAATTATTATATGAGGATGAATTATTAAGAGCATTAGATAGCGATGGTTCTTCTTCAAGTTCATTTATAACACCTAAACTTTACTATCCAGGAGCATAATGGGAAATTTATCTAGAGGAAAATATGCTTACATGATTTCTGACCGATCAGGTCAGAGATTTCCGTATCAAGAAATGGTACAAGAGTGGAATGGTTCATGGGTACATACTTCTGAATATGAAGCTAAACAACCACAGCTTGATCCAAAACCTGCAGTTGCAGATCCACAAGGTTTACAATATGCACATCCTGATAGAGTTGAACCACCTGTTATAATTGAACTTACACCTGATCCATTTATAACTACTAAATATGCAGGTAGTACTTATGTAAATGTTTATTCAGAAGATCATGGTAGATCTACTGGTAATATTGTAAGATTTAGAGGACCACCTGAAGTATTGGTCGCGGGTACGCCCACGCGCGAGACCTCATTTGAAGATGTTCCTTCCTTTGATAATGTTACAGATATTTCAAATGCAAATGGATTTTCTATTGTAGTTGGAAAAATAAATTCATCTGGTATTGTAGGGGATACATTAAATTATTTTTATTTTTTAAGTACAAGTACAGCAACAAATGGAAACGTTTCTGGTGGTGGAGCACAATGTTCCGCAGGT